ATTTAACATATGCTGCACTTTCTAAAGAGGCCATCAGTGGACCTTGTGCTTTGAAAACAGATCCCGCATCACAAGCAATACTTTTAGCTGCTGTCAATGTAATAGTTTTATTTCCAGATGATATGTTCATTTGTCCGCCAGATGTAAATTGTCCTCTACCCTGCGCGGTAAAACTTATGTCGTTTGCTGTACTAACAATGAAGTGACCTTGACCATCAGCGTTACCTATATTGTAGCCCACGTTTGAATGACATTCAAATACATCAGTTCCCATGACCTTAGTATGACGATTTTTTTCAACAATAGTAAATTGATTGCCTTTAATCTCCTCATACTTATCACCCTCAACAAGCATTTTACAATCACCTTTAATTGTAACATTACACCCGCCTGTTATATAAACATCTTTGCCTTGCATAACAATCTCAACATCTCTAGATACTATTTTAGTAACCCTAGTTCCGTCTGACTGTATTTCTCTATATGTCCCTGAATTATGATACTCATGTATTCTGCCATTAAAAGGAGTATCGTCTACTTCAAATATGTGTCCTGATTCAGTTTCTTTAACGTGATTGTAAGGATAAACTGAGGTTGTTCCATTTTCAAAAGTCGGAACAGTCCCAGGTTCACTGTAGGTTCCTTCTCCTGTAGTCCCCCAGCGAGCATGAGGTTCAGACCAAGATCCGTTCTCATATGAAGCTCCTGAAATATTCGGGGAAGTGTTACTAACATCAGGCGCTCTCGCAGTAGGAACTTCTTCCACTCTAACACTTCTTTTCTTAATTAAGCTAGCGTGTTTCTCTGCTTCTCCGCCTCGGGCTAATCTTGACAAGTCGGATTCTTTGAGTCCGTTTCTACCTTCTTTAGTAGTGAAAGGATAAATGTGTTTTGGATCGTTAAAACCTACTTTGTCATCTTCTACTTTTTCTGTAGGAAGGCCTGGCATCGAGCCAAGTATAACTGGTTGTTGTTCGTCATCACCATCAACAAAGAATCCTATAACAGTAGACCCGTTAGTGAGATTTGGTGTTTCGCCCACACCAGAAATACTTGTTCCTGTGACCGGCATGACAGGAACAGCCCAAGGAAGTTTGTCTGTAGGTAAAGATTCTCTGTTTGCAGTATGATAACCAAGAATACGTACTCGGTATCTACCTAATTGTTCAGGGTCGATTCTATCTTCAACAACCCCTATCCACATTTTAAACTGAGGTACTAACATTAATTTATTGCCTCGTTAAATCCATTTTTAACTATTTCAACCTGCATAGTATGTTTGTCGTTTGTAATAAAATGTCTAATTGCGGTAATTAAAAACACTCCTGACAAATATTTATCAACCGCATCAGCGGCAGTAGCGTCTACTAGTTTTGTCCCTGTAGAAGGATATAAAAAGTTTATACACATTCCTACTGCCATATCAGTTCTACCATGGATTTGAATAGAGAATTTAGTAGCAAGCAAAGAGTTTAAATAAGAGTGTCTATAATGTGTTTTGTCTATAATATAGTCTGCAGGATGACCTTCTGGTAAATCAGTATTGTTTGTTATTCCGTAATCTGTGTATAGGGAAGAATTGACCGGAACAAAAGAAGTGTAATTATAAGGATTTAAATTTACATTTTGAGGAATTGCAGTTCCATCTGCTGTTTTAAAGAATCCTTGAGCATCTTTTGACATATCAAATGTAGTTTCTGTAATTTTTTTAGTAGTCAGATCATAGCTTCTAACAGCATTAGCATAATACCCATTCATTAAATTACCGACACTATCAATAACACGAGGCACCTTTATGGAAATAACCCTAGTCATCTCATCACTAACCGGAGTGCCGTAATAGGAATTTCCGTCTCTTTTTCTTTTATAAGTTCCCGGCACTAGTTCATAAACATACTCATCAAAAAGACCTTCTATTCTTTGTTTCTTTATTAACGATTCAGGACTGGCCAACATAAAAGCATTCTTAGTTTCAAAAAATAAAAAGTCAGAGGCTATACCACTATAACTTTGACATCTCTTAGAGATATAAGCAAGATTTTTAAAGGGTGACCAAAAATTAGAAGTATATTTTATTTTTGTGCTATGTGGGGGATCGTTTATTAAAAAATAACTGTAATCACTTACTGTTAAATAATCTTCAAATATTTTTGCAGCTACTTCATCGGTAGTCCCAGAAAAAGACCCAGTTACCGTTGTTTGTAAATCTATATATCCTTCTTGTGAGATTAACTCCAAGAGATAGCTTACTTGAGTGTCGCCCTTAACTGTTCTATTTTTTATACCGGAAACATAGAAAGTTTTTTCAAATACTGTAGGGGGAGTATCTTCAAAGGTCGGGGTTCTAAATTTTATAACAACAAGCTCACCACCCACAATAGGAAATGTAGAAATTAAATTAATGTTATCAGTGATAAGTATTTCCGCAAATAAACAAGGAGAATACATATCCTCAAATATATTAATTTCTGTAAAAAATTCTTTTAGTCCCGTTCCTCTGTCATATTGATTTACTATAATAACATCTTCAACTATGACTGAACCGGTTTGTAAAAGTTCATCTTGCATTAGCCATCAGCCTTTTATACTGATTAACAAAATCACCTACAAATTCACTAGGAACAAGTGCAATTTGTCTTTTTTCATCATTCAATTCAATTTCATAATCATAATTTGATACCTCTGAATATTCACCGCTCGTAACTTTGGCTGCGTCATAATCAACTACTGTATCTGTGCCTGCAATAACATAATGATGCACAGCATTTTCGTTGCCGTTGCCATACTTATTTTTAACATACTCGTCTAATTGTATATTATTCTTAGGCCATTCTTCATAAGGGTTTGTAATATCATTGACAAAAAATATCAACCAATGGTATAAATGATTACCATAAAATCTATGCGAAACAATATCAGGAGTATCTCCTTCTTCAATATAGTAAGATTCTAATGCTAATCTACCTTTAGGAGTGCTTCTAAAACCTATTCTATTAAAAATATCCTTAGCTGATGTAAAAGAACCATCAGGCAAAGGATAAATTATTTTTGGCATAGCTCTAAAATACATTAGAATGTGTTCCTCCAGTTAGTTTCAGAAACTCCTGTACCATCACGATCACCAAGTCCTTGTCTAGTGAGCATTTCTAGTTCTGCAAACGACAACTGCATATTAATTTCTACAGGTTTACCATCTGTGCCTTTGAAAGACGTAAATGAATCTTGACCGCCGAATGACACTTTAACATCAGTCAATGCACACGGAGCAATTTTGCTTAAATTCTCATTTCTTTTATCCTTATAACGATATTCTATTTCAAATTCAGAAGGATATATAAGTGTATAATTGTTGTCATTTCTTTCTGGGTGCATATGATATTTAAATAACTGAATAATACTCATAACATTGTTAAATTCCCTATCGTTTCTAGGAATAAACTTATAACCAAATCCAAATTTTCTAAATCCCATACTCTGAAATAATTGTTCTTTATAAGGGTTTAGAGTATTGCCTGAAATTAAATCAAATGCAGCCCCTAAATCTCCCGCAATACCTATTTTACCTGGCAAGTCAGCAGCCCCTTGTATTAGTGATCTTGCACCCGCACTTCCTACATTAATAAACTGACTTAAATTGACACTTTTATCAGTGAAGGGTATATCAAAATCACCTTCACCGTCTGTGATAATATCACCTAAAGAAACTCCGTTTTGAGTGAGCGCCCCACCTACAATTCCTAAATCTTTATTTTCCCAATTAGCAGAATATTCAGCAGTGGGTGGTCCTGATACAAAAAGTTGTATTGCCTGTTTTACACTAACTTTTGAAAAATTAGCTCCTAATGAATCAGGCAGATCAACGCCAGTTACAAGTGCCCCACCTGCAGCTCCAAGAGCTCCTACATCTTGTACTATACCAGGTGCACCAACATAATTAAGGCCTTTTTTTACTACACCAAATGCTCCTAAAGAAAGAAGGCCCAGAGCAAATCCCCCGTCCCTATTTTCCCCTATCATATTGTTTAATCCATCCTCACTGGGTCTACCTAGACCAGTATTAGAAATACTACCAGGTGTACGGGTGCCTGCGCTATTTCTTGCAGCTCTAGTATTTTCCCTAGTGTTAATATAAAATATTACACTGTGTAATAAATCTGAGTTATCATTGCCTACATCCGAGGGGAATTTATATACCTCTTGTCTGGCAAGCCTGGCCCCACCAGGAAGAGCAGGACTCAAACTTTCTGGTTCTCCATTTTTTCTAGCTATAGATGCTTCTAAAGCGCTAGTATCAGTAAAGTCGATTGGCTTGTCTGGATTTAAAAAGTCGATTGCCATATAAATAATCCGAAAGATTGTTTTTCTTTATTTATAACGGCAAATGACATACACTAAACAATTATATCAAGGAAAGTTCAGGCCAAGAAACCCGGCCAAATATAAAGGTGACATATCAAACATAGTGTATCGTTCCGGATACGAATTGAAGTTTATGAATTGGTGTGATCTCAATGATTCAGTGCAAGAATGGGGAAGTGAAGAAATAATTATACCATATCGTTCACCTATAGACAACAGATACCATAGATACTTTGTGGATTTCTACGTCAAAGTAGTCAACAATAATATCACTGAAATGTATCTTGTAGAAGTCAAGCCCTATCGTTTTACACAAGAACCTAAGGTTCCTAAGAGAAGAACAAAAAGGTTCATACAAGAAGTAAAACAATGGGGTGTGAATTTAGCCAAGTGGGAAGCAGCTGAAGAATTCTGTAAAGACCGTAATTGGAAATTCAAAATTATTACAGAAAAAGAGTTGAACCTATAAAACCATTATAAATAATGGTATGGCTAATCCATTCCAAAACATAAGAGCCGCGGCAGGCGAACAGGACCGTTCATTCAGATGGTACCAAGATGCTGTTCGTAAAATGGCTAACGGTATCAATACTTTTGCTGAAGTGTCTCGTACTGACATAGGCGAGTTTACTAGTAGGTTAGAACCTGGTAATATGTATATGTTTCAGTATGATCCTAAGTTCAAAGACAGCTTGCCATATTATGATAGGTTCCCCTTATGTTTGCCGTTTGATGATATATCAAACGGGTTTGTCGGAATAAACTTTCACTATCTACCTTATATGATGAGGGCTCAGTTATTGGGAAACCTAATGAATTTTACTGACAAAGCGTTGACTGATAAAAGTAAAATAGAAGTCAGTTGGGGCCTATTAAAAAACTTTGGCCGATTCCCACAAGTAAAACCCTCAGTGAAAAAGTATTTGTATAGTCAAGTCCAGACTAGGTTCGTAAAGATAAATCCTGAACACTGGAGAGCTTCTATATTTTTACCGACACATGATTTTGCAGGGGCAACACAGAATCAAGTATATAGACAAAGCAGAGAAATAATAAATGGCTAACTCACAATCAACTTTTGAAAACTTTTTAAGTCAAGTAAGAAATGATTATACTCCTCGTTCGGATAAGTTTGAAGTTACCTTTACGTTACCTGATTCAGATGAAGTAGTACCTCCTTTACGTCTACGTGATAATTTTATATTTACAGTAATGTGTGAAGAAGCTCAGTTACCAGGATTGTCAGCTACAAATGTTCCTTATAAGAAAGGGTCATGGACTGAATATAGAAATCAAAATGTAGAGTTTCTTACACAAGATGTAGTTTTCACTTTTATTAGTGACGGCAATTTTGAAATACGTGATAGATTTGAAGATTGGATATTGAGAACTGTAGATCCATACACAAAAGAGTCTGCTTATATACAGGAGGTTGCCAGAAATATACAAGTAGCTGTATTGGATAATCAAAACAATATAAGAACAAAATATGAATTACAAGAAGCAATACCTAAACTAATTAACGTGACTCCTCTTTCTTGGTCTAACACGGGTCACATTAGAATATCAGTGTCATTTACAGCTAAGCGTTGGGTGAGAAAGGATAATGAAAGAGAGCGTAATCCCAGAGATGCAGTAAGAGATAGACTGAGAAATAGGAGAGTATTAGGACAGATAGGTGGGATCCTTCAAAGGATCTTTGATTAAATTATAGGAGAATATAATGGCACTACCTAATTTGGATGTACCTAGGTTCAACATAAAAGTTCCTGGTATAGAAGAAGAAATATTAGCAAGACCTTTTTTAGTTAAAGAAGGGAACATATTGACACAAGCTGCGGCTTCTGATATATCAAGTCAATTTTTAGCAGTACAGCAGGTCATTGAAAATTGTACTTTTGGTGAAGTAGCAGTAAAAAAATTAGAGATGTATCAATTACAATACATCTTTTTAAAGTTAAAAGGAAGATCGACAGGACCTGAACAAGAGTTTGTTTTGACTTGTGGTAAATGTGAAACTAAAATAAACTATACTATGGATATGGATTCTTTTGAAACTGTAGGTAATATAGAAGAAAATAGAAAAGATATTAGGATTAATGATAAAGGCGGTATTATATTTAAAAGACCTGCAGCAGAGGTTATGATTCAAATTGATAAATTATCTGATTTGGAGGTTATACTTAACTGTGTGGAAGCAGTATATGATACTGAAGAAACAACGGTACCGGAAGATCTTGATCCTGAAGAATTTAAAGAGTTTGTTGAGAATTTACCACTGGCAGTTTTAGAAGAAGCAAGAGAATTTTTGTCAGAAACACCTGTATTAGGAAAGGCCATACAGTTTAAATGTTCCTCTTGTGGAACAACAAATGAGGCCATTATAAATGGAGTAGAGCATTTTTTCGTATAACTCTTTCTCAGGATTCGTTAGACAATTATTATAAAACGAATTTCCTATTGATGCAGGAACACAATTGGAGTTTGACAGAATTAGAAAATATGGTGCCCTGGGAAAGAGAAGTTTACGTAGCAATGTTAATTCAACATTTAAAGAAAAAAGCAGAAGATAGAAAAAATAAGAGAAAGTAAATATGCTTAGAGTAGATGGTAGAAACATATTAGATGCTGGTTTTAGCGGTTCCAATGTGAGAAATGTGGAATCTGGACGCTTTGACAAAGAAGGAGCGGCTAATCTAGTGAGTGGTATTCGTATGGGAATGGGACAAGGCATTGATTTGCCCGGCAACGACTCGAATCTAATAGGTAAAACATCTGCAATTATAGCTGAAAGCATTGGAAAAAATACACAAGAGCTACAAAAACTATTATTAGACCAGGACGATGGTACTAAAGAAAAAATAAATGACATTGTAAAAGCTCTTTCAGATAGCCAAGAAAAAAACGGCAAAGAGCTGTTAAGGGCAGTTGAAAGTATAACAGAAAAAATAGAAGAACTGCGACTCGAATCAGGTGAAGATGGAGACAAGATGATTGAGTTGCTTGGATTAGATAAAGCAAAAGACTCTTTAAATAATTTCACCCCCTCCTCTCACCCACTAGCAGACAGATTCAATCGTTACATTGGTGCATCATCTGGGCAATCGGCAATGAGCGGTTTGGCTCAAATAGCCAGGCAACCTTCATTGTTACTAGGATTTAGGCCAAGAGCAGGAACATCAGTAGAGGATAGAGTAAGGGCAAATTTTATTAGAAGGCGACAAAACCAAAGCATAAATGATACATTGGGTGCATTGTCACCAACAGAGGCAGGTGAATTGGGCGGTACTCCTGCTATGACACCTGGTTCAACATTTACAACAGGTATTGACAGAGATCCTTCTAAAATAGAAAAAACTCTAGTTGAAATGAAAAAATTACTACAACAAATTGCAGACTGCGGATGTCCTGACAATAGTGGCATATTAGATTCACTAAAAATGTTGACAACTATAGTCGGTGCTATAGGAGTAGGAGTAGGCGCGTTTGCTTTAAAATCACTACAGACTAGCATGGGTGATGCTTATGATTCAATAAAGGATCGAATCAGCATATTAATACCTGAAGATGTTAAGGAAAAACAACCGGAAGATGTTGAGGAAAAACAACCGTTTGTTGGCCCATTACAACTGCCGCAAACGGAAGAGGAACAAACGCAAAACCCGGTGGATGAACCTGTTAGGTTACCTGACCCTGTTGACGTTCCTACAAATGTTCCAGATCCAATACCTGTAGCAGCTCGTGCATTGGGAGAACAATTTGACACTGCTAATCCTCGGCCAAGAAGTGGTCATCAGTTGCGTAACTGGCGGATAAAGAGAGAACGATTTATAAATGAAGGACTTGTTGCACAAGGACTTGTAGAACCTGCACCTCAGCAAGCCCCCTTGCCAAACCGAATAGCTGATTTTGCTTTTGGAACCCCTGAGGATCCTAGTATGTTTACAAAGGGCATGGAAAGTGGAGCAATACCTGCTGCTGTTGTTGCTGGTGCCATCGTCCTGCTCGCCAGCTCTGGAGTAGGCCTGCCTACAATACCTGCTTTGCTTGCCACGCTAGGTTTAGGATCATTATCCATGGCCGCAGGGGCAGAAGAAATAGATTCTATGCCTCTTAATACAAGTGATGCTATTCAAAACATGACACCAACAGATAGACAGGCACTCCAACAAGTTATTCAGAATATTGATAATAGTCAGCAAATATTACAAAACGCCGGTGGTGGGGGCGGAAGACCTACTCCGTTAAGGCAACGACCGGACAGGAACAGCCAAGAGAGATACCAAGATAGTAGAACAAGTAGGGCGTACGGACAGGGAGGAAGGGATTAAAAAAGGGGGCCTAAGCCCCCTTCCTGTTAGTCATCATTTGCAAGTTTAGCAAAGTAGGACAGGGTATCATCCTCGTCATCCTCTGAAACTGTAGTCTCAGCCTTTGACATCTGTGTTACCTTCTCCATGTAGTTATCATCAGCAGCGTCTCCAGTCTGACTAGAAATGCTTTCTGCTGTGCCTACCTTGGCACTGCTACCCAATACAAAGTCCAACTTCTTTTTGAGTTCGTCATAAGACTTGAAGTTGCTAGGATCTACAATAGCAGCTAACGAATGTTGCTGTCCCCAAATAGCCTCAATAGCTGAATCATCATCTGCTACTGCTGAAGGAGCTGCAAACTCAGACTTGTCATAGTTACGATAACCTTCTACCTGACGAATCTTAAGTTTGAAGTTAGCACCATCCCAGAAGTCAAATGGATTCATTGGAGCCTCATCCTGAAACTCTGGCTGCATTGCGTCTTTGATCTTGTCAAAGATCTTCTTACCAAACTTGTATAAGAATACTTTACCGTTGTTAGAAGGATTGCCTGAATCCTCAACAACAAGAATGTTTGCGTAATAAGAAAGCCTACGCTTCTGCTTGCGAGCAATCTCCTTGTTCGCTTCTACGCCACTGTTCCACAGTTCAGAGTTTAGTTCTGAAACAGGGTCAGTTTGCTTGAGAGTAGTAAGTGAGTTTTCGATATACCACTTACCTGTAGGACCTTGAAAGCCGTGATTCCAAAGCTGAACCCAAGGCATATCTTCACCCTGAGGTGCTGGAAGAAAACGAATAACAGCGTATCCGTTGCCTGCTTGATCTACTGTGGGTTTCCACTCGTTTGAATCATCCTGACGCTGTTGTGGTGCATCAAGTTTTTCGACTTCCTTCATCAGTTGGTCGAAATTGCCACGAGCTTTGCGAAGGTCTGAAAGTGAATTGAACGACATATGTTTCTCCTTATGTGCGATATATAGCGTTGTATTAATGTGTTTGCGTTGTATTTGTTGTATATGTTTCGAGGACTTCATCCAGCTCTAAATCATCTAGATCCTCAATACTATTTATACGTCTTAGTTCCTGATCGAGTTGCCTCTCAGGATGTTCTTTTCCAACCCTATGAATTTTCTTTTCTTCAGGTTTTCTTTTTACTGATTTAGACATTGTGAAATTTTACCTTCAAATCTCTGTTTTACTTCATCTTTGTTTATTATAACAAAGGGGTTATACTTTTTTACTAGTAAACAAATGTGTTCCAATACAAAGTCACTAGCATAATCTTCAACAAAAGGATATAGTTTTTCCATAATAACAAGTGTTTCAAGTTGTATATCCCCACCCATGTACATCCTGAAGATTAGTGGGTGTTGCCCTTCCATACAAGACTTAATTTCATCCTTTTCCATCCTGAATAAGATATTATCTAAGTCTGTATCTAAAGTATACAACATTCTTTTACGTCTTGTCAAGTAGTTTTTGTAATTATCTACAAAATTACCTGTATAGATGTTGGCCGTATTATCGCCTGTGATAAAGTTGGCCACAAGAATGTTTATAACTTCTGTGCGTGTATAAGTGTTTGCTAACTTATACATATGTTGCGTGTCTTTTCGTTTCTCAAAAGAAGCTCTTAGGTTACCTATACGACCCTTAGTAACAGTAATATCATACTTAGGATCAGTAAAGTGCAACCGTAAAGCCGCATATAATTTGTAGACTTCAAAAGCAGTCATTAGAAAGGTAATTTGTTACTCTTAACCTTAAGTAAATTCAAGTCTTGTGCTTCTGCTTCTAACTTAGACCTTAAACTATTATTGATAATTTTAGAAAGACTCTCTGCTTCAATTTCATGTTTTATACAATAGTCTATCAAAATATCCATACAAGAAGATTGAGTCCTTACTGCTGTTTGTTCTATGTGTTGAGAAAATTCAGCAGGTGTTCTAAATTGTTTTGTGATTAAAAATGTGTCAGTTGGTTTTTGTTTTTCTGCCATAAAATCGTTTGTAATAACTTCTAAGTTCACTTACTACTCCATATTGTAAAAGGTGTGTTTGTTTATTTTGGCAGTTACCTCCATAGCACCTGCCCAATCAGGATCTACTTCATCATTATGATACCACAAGGCACCGTTAGTAGGATCCTCATACTTATGATTTATAACACCTGCAGCTACGTCCATAGCACGACCCCATGCCCACATATCTTTTGGTTGGTCGCTACGTCCATCACACCACCAACTAAATTGGCACTTGTTTCGTATAGGAACTATTCTGTCATGTTCCATCAGAAACCAAGGTGATATAGGACCTTGCTTAATAACAGTACAAAGTGTATCAGGATACCTATCATCCTTTACTCGGTTGTACGCCACATAAGCAACAGCCACTTGGCCAGTGTGTGGTTCGCCTCTTGCCTCAAAATAAATATTTTGGGCGAGACATTCTACATCTCTATATAATGGACCAGTATCAAACTTAAACTCTATATTGATAGGCTCCACCTGTACCGCAGATACTTCTTCTGTCACTAATACTTTTACAGCGAGTAAAACCGCTGCTAACAATGCTGTAGAAATAAGAAACTTATTCATACAATACTCCGTTAGATTCAATATTTATATTATAACAGTTTTAATGCCTGTTTGTCAACCTTCCCAACAGAAGTCAATGGCAACTCATCTACATAGCGATATTGTTTCGGTACTTTAAAATCACCTAAATATTTTCGACAATAATTAACATAGTCTGCATTTTTGCCAACAATAAAAGCACAACCCACTTCACCCCACCTTTTATCTGGAATGCCAACGACAGCTGCCTGTTTGACACTTGGATGGCTCATCAAAACACGTTCAATCTCCAATGGATAAACATTCTCTCCGCCCGATATAAACATATCTTTAACTCGACCACAAAGTATATATCTGTCACCTTCTTTTCGCACAGCATCTCCTGTGTGATACCAACTATTCTTTATGACTTTAGATGTTTCCTCTGGTTTCTGCCAATACTCACGCATCATATAAGGACTTCTTACTAAAAGTTCTCCTTCTTCAATTTTTACTTGTATTCCTGTAACGGGTTTGCCGTCTAATAAAACAGTACCACCACATTCAGTAATGCCTACATTATTAAGAACTTTAGCATTTGGGAAAAACTTTCTTAATTTTTCTAATTGTTCTTCAGTAGGAGGTGCACCACCACTTTGATATATTTTAACCGAGCTTGTATCATAATTTAAAAATTCTTTGTAGTCTAATAACATTTGAGACATGGTAGGAACAACAATAAAAACATTTACTTTATGTTTCTCTATATTTTGTAGGAACTTTTCTGTTTCAAATTTATGCATTATAACAGAATGTGACTGTAACAAAGTTGAAGCAAAGAATCTATTATGAGAAGCAATATGAAACAATGGCAATGATATTAAAGAAGTTTCATCACCATTAAGATTAAAAGTCAAATTAAAAGCCATAGAAGCAATATACATGGCTTTGTGAGTGATGACTGCTCCTTTAGGAGTTCCTGTTGTTCCTCCTGTATAAATTATACCGTAGATATCTTCGTTTATTCCCGGATGAAATTCAGGAATATCTGAAACAGATTCATAACAACCGTCAGCAATATCATATAAAACCAAAGCAGGATCGCAATCCTGAATAATATCTTTTATTTCTCTTTCAGCTAATCTAAAATTAACAGGGACAATTATAGCATTAATAAAAGAGCAAGCAAACATAAGTTCAATATATTTGTTAGAGTTTTCTCCTATGAAAACAACTCTATCTTTAGGCGAAACACCTCTATCTTTTAGATAGCAAGAAAGAGAAACTACTCTATCATAGACCTGTTGCCAAGTATATGTAACATCTTCAAATGTTATTGCTGGTTTGTTGGGTGATAAATTTTTAGCTCTTTCTAAAAGATAAGCTACACTTAAATCACTAGGGGAATCTGACATTAGCATATAATTTTTCAAACCTTTCATACTCTAAACGTAAGTCTAATAATTTCTCTACATAATTGTCACGTTTTTCAACAAAGACTTGAGGAAACTCATCCTCTACTGTTATAGCAACGACAATTTGCGGGACAGGGATACCTGTCATTTCTTCAAACATAATAGCGTATGAAGTACATTGCATAAAGTAATTATCAATCCATTCTTTCTTTTTACTTTTGCGTGAGGTCTTAAAGTCAATAACTGACAGTTTACCTTCCCATTCAGCAATACAATCCACACGCCCAGCCATTCTTAAATGGTCACTGTAAAGTGGGTCCTCGATTGCGTGAATGTTGTCTATGTTATTCAACACAGGGCGAAAGCGATCCCACATCTGTTTATCTAACAAACTGAGATTACTTGTATCAGTGTCTTTGTTCAGCAACACGTTCTCGCACAAGTCATGTATCTTTGTGCCTCTCGTAGCTGCTTGATTGCTGATTTTGTTAGCTTCTTCTTCACCGACACGTTCACGCCAGGCTTTAATAGCCTCTCTGGTGTGATATGACATAACGGTGGTAACTGAAGGATATAACTTTCCTTCAGGTGTACGATAATGCCTACCGAATTCGGTAACTTCTGCTTCGGGTATTTTTAAATCTATTTCTATTCTGTTAAACATTAGTCAGTGTAAATAAATTCTCCATTATTTATTCCCGTATTCATAATGGTTTCATAAATGTATTTGGTTACATTTTTAATTTGTTTTTTGTCGTTATAATCAAAAATAGGCATCAAAGCTGCAAATTTTGCTTTCTTATCATTACATTTTGCAAAACCAAACATCATTTGATTTAGCGAAGCACACTCTGCTGCATATCCGGTAGCGGAAGGATGGTGAGGCCTGGGAACTTCAAAACCCATGCCAGATGAGACATAAACTACGGAGCTAGTTTCATCCATTTTATCTAAAGCGTATATTGTCATAAGATGAGGTATTATGACTTTTGTATTGTAGTTATCATAAAATTTTTCTAAGGTTTGGTGTAAAAATTTAAATTCTTTTTTTGCGCTACTAGTAAAATGATTATCTGTAGAAGGAAAATTATTTCCGCGTTGGTTAAAGAGTATTAGATCAATGTGCGTAATATCCTCAATCAAGGTTTCAAACTGTTTTACTGCTTCAACAGGGTCTGACCAATCAATGACTGTGGTATTTGGTTTACCATAATCTTTTTGGGATAAAAGGTGTACAGTATGTTTTTCTTTTATGAGCATATCATAAAAGCCTTCCGCCCATGAACCGGGTCTACTGCATCCTACTAAAATTATTGTTTTACTCATACAATTACTTATACAAATTAGTGCAACAGTTTTCCCAACCAATACAGTGTCCGGAATGTACTTGGGTGCGCGTTGCCCGCAGATTTTATGGTACACCCTGCAGGAATCGAACCTGCAACCTACGGCTTAGAAGGCCGTTGCTCTATCCGATTGAGCTAAGGGTGCTTACCTATTTTTAAGCAACCATTGTGCTTTATTTAATATCCAAGGATCTCGGTTTGGTAAATTAAAACCAGAGGAGCTGTCCCATTCTTCAAAAGCATAATCAAACCTATCACTGTAGGCATCAGGGTGATCTTTCATTAACTGCTCAAGTTCTCTTGCCCACCCATCAAAAATATGGTCAGGTACAATATTGTCATCTAAAGTATAGTAGATGCAGGAGTGTACAAGAACCTGCAACCGACGGCGCTTGATTAGTTCAGCAATCGGATTCGTAGGGGTCGGAAACTTGTAGTAACCTTCTTTAGCCATTAGTGAACATATCTCATTGAAAACTGCGAATGCTCATCATTCATCAGTGCGTCAAAAATATCTTGACCTAACTGATCTATGACCTCTTGGTGACAAGAAAAAATCTGGGATTGATAGCCATCAGTAACGATTAGCATTAGTCACGCACCTCCGTAATATACTTGTGGTCAACAATAACACACTCACCAGCGTTACGACTGATAACAACCTTGCCAGCGGCATTTTTCCACTGGAAGCCTTCGTCCAGTTTGATATGGTGAGAGACACCACCACCGTAACAAACACGGCTATGGGTTACTTTGCCGCTGACGGGCTGGTCACCGTTAAGATAAAGACCTTTAACACGCATACCTTCTAAGTTCCACATTACACAGACTCCTTTGCTAGCTGTTGAAATTCATAATCATCTGCGAGATCGTTGAATATACCATACCACTCCTCAGGTACATCCTGGCCTGCCTCGCCTGCGTCCATGTGAATATCGGCATCCACAAAGTTCCAGTTGATACGGCCGCGCTCGTCTAAGTTCTCAGGGTTACGGACTGCGTGATGAAAACTCACAATAAGTTCACACAATTTTGCTGTATTACTACTCATAAACATCTCCTCACAAGTTGATTTATTAGTTTATGTGTTACATTATACACGAATCTGAGGAAAAGTCAAGCCCTTTTTGGCCTAAGGAAAACAAGCACTTAGGCCATTTCTGACGTAAGTGCTTGATTTTATTGGTAAAATTAAAAGCGCTTATAAATCAAGCACTTACGAGATAATCGTCCTCGTATTTCATTCTGGCCTCAATATACTCCCGGACCAGTGCTGATCTGACTATATCTTCTGAACCAAATTCAATGGAACAGAAGGATGGCATATTTTCAACGGTTACCATAAACTTTTTAAGTCCTGACAAATCGTTCCTCTTGTAAAGGTCCGTTTGCCGAAAGTCACCACAAAAGATTATTTTTGTATTGACTCCTACCCTTGTCATTATGGAATTGATTTCCATGTCATTTAGATTCTGACATTCATCAACGATGACAACAGCATGGTCTAATGTAATACCTCTGACAAATGAAGTACACATAAAATCCAAATACTTTTGTTCTATCAACCTCTGATACGGTTGCTGTTTCGTTGGGAAAAGTTCCTGACACATTGATTGGTAGGGTGCGCTATACACCTCAGTTTTCTCATCTTGGTCGCCTGGTAAATGGCCAATTTCACGGGACGGCACAGCAGACCTAACAATAATTACTTTGTCTCTTGTCGAACCCTTGTCCATTACTTCTTCCAGTGCGCGATATAAAGCGATGAAAGTCTTGCCCGTGCCTGCACAACCATGTAGCAAAAAGGCCGGCTTATACGCATACTGCGACATAAACTGGCCTTGATTTTCTGTTTTAGCGCTGATTGTTCTGAGGTCTTCAATCCTCATTTTAAGACTATTGTTTGGGCCACCACTTTCATTCTGTACTAACTGAAGATTTTTCTTTGCCATATGTAATTCCTATGGGGTAAGTTTAGTGGGCATTATATAAGTTCAATCTCCTCCTAATATATTTTGAGTTTGTTTTTGTACAGTCTCCCTAATCTTAACAGACTTATGATCTTTCTTACCATAGTCGTTGGCGAGTGCGCTGTTAGGGTTCGCTTCAGCAATTCTGGATAATACGTCTTTGAAACCGGATGGTGGTTTCGTGCGATCTCCCGTACCGCCTACGAGTCCTGGGGCACCGGTGATGATTGATTCGATTTCTGGGTGTTCGTTTAGATACTCAACCTTAGCATCCCAAGTCATAATCTTATCATATTCTTCACCAGTTTCTTTGTTACGGAAACTATACGTGGGCATCTAATACACCTCGTCTAACGAGTTCTTTTTTGAGTTTGTCTTTGTATTTATTAATACGAGTAGATTCATATGCCGCCACAATATCTTTTGTGGACGTATTACTCATATAAAAATGATCCATAACCTTTTTTTGAGTTCCATTGCTTTGCTTCACAAACTTAGCAACACTTTTCTTAAACTTAGTTGGCATCACGTATTTCCTCCATGTTATCAATAATCATATTTATTACTCTCTTGCCAAGAGAGGATATGAGATCACTGTTTCTTAGTTTTGCTAGACAGGCCCTTATGTACAAGGGATCTAGAGATTTCATAGTGTCTACTGTATATCTCAGTTTGTCGAACCCATACATATTGAGAGCTAAAAGTGCTATGTCTATCTCCTCATCTGTGTAGAATGATAATCTATGACCTATTACTTTAGCTTCACGTATTTTGGGCTTTCGTTTGAAAGGTATTACTTGTCCCATAATAAAGATATTTATTCCTTAATAAACTTTTACACCGTAATGTTCAGCAAATTTCTCTGCATCAGCACGAGTATTGACAATAGGCTGTCCCTTTATGTTCAAACTTGTATTCAGTAACATAGGACAACCTGTTTCTTCATACCAACGTGTTAATAGTATATATAACCCAGGATTAGAATTATACGTTACTGTTTGCACCCTACTTGTATCATCTTTGTGAACGATTGCAGGAAACAAATGCTTGTGTTTACACTTTACAACCTGTTGCATATATGGCGAATGAAAAGTCTTACTAACCTCAAAAAAGTCAGCAACGTCATGCTGTCTTATAACAGGAGCAAACGGTCTAAACTCCTGTCGCTGTTTTATTTTGTTCACAGCATCTTTCATTTCTTCACCACGTGGATCGGCCAACAAACTACGATTGCCTAATGCTCGTGGGCCAAACTCTGCTCGCCCATTTGCTACACCTACTATACCCGTTTGTAACAGTTCTTGTAGTAGATTGTCAACCGGATATTCCCCTACTATTTCGTGTCCTAAATAAGGAGTGTGAAAATTTACTTTTTCTTTTAATCCTGCAAGTACAGCACCGAGTGATGAACCGGCATCCCCAGGATTAGGCATTATCCAATGTTCTTTGAAGTATTGTGGTATCAGTCTGTTAGCAAGACAGTTCAAGGCACACCCGCCCATGTAAACAAGTTTAGTCTGACCTGTCATTTCTTTTGTCTTGTTCAACAAGCTATGTAAATAGGATTCAAATACTTTTTGTACAGCAGCCGCTATGTCAAACTTATCTTGTTCTGATTTTAGTTCTGGCCGCCACCAACGAACACCTTTGTGTAGATTTTTCCCGTGTGTTAGTTTTTCTATCTCGTCATAGAATCTGTTAGAGTCACCATACGCAGCCATGCCCATGAGGATATATTCATCTTCGTTTGGCTTGAGTCCTAACCTGTCTGTAAAGGCACTGTAAAAAAGTCCTAAAGATTTTGGGTAACGTGACGACCAAACTTTTTTCTCATTTTTCCAGATTGAGGTGGTTGTCCATTCCCCTATTGCGTCAATGACAAGTGTAGCACATTCAGTAAAGTTAGAAGGTCTTGTATAGTAACCTGCCGCCCAATGTGACTTGTGATGGTTACCCCATTCAATATGACATTTAAAATCATAACCAACATCTTTAAAATACTCTTTTGGATTTTTATACCAGTTCTTTTGACCTGCCCACATTCTACGGGTTGCTTTGAGTATAGGATTCTCATACCAAAATATTATATCAGGTTCACCGTATTGTAATGCTGCTTTAATGAGCCCAGGACACAGATTTTTATCATTTTTAATTTTGCTGTATCTTTCAGCGTGTGAGGCAAAGGCAATATAGCCGTCTCTGATAACTGTCAAAGAAGCATCATGGAACCCTGCACTCACTCCCCAGCTAATCATATATGAAAGGATCCGCTTCTGCCATCATTTTTAGCTTTCTAATTTCTAAAAAATTTATTACTTCATCATCTTCTCTTAAAATTATATTTCTAAGGCTATCAGGAGGCAGATTTTTATAATGTAAATGTTCTGCTCCCTCTATAATTTTTCCTAAAGGTATCCCAGCTTGTGCTCCAACATATCCATGAGAGGACATCCAATCTGAAAAGGGTTTCCATTTAGTATACCTTCGATCACCTAAACAAAAAGAACCTGACCATTGACATCCCTCCCAGATATCCCAGTTGGTAGGATCGTCATGGTCTACATAACAAATAGGATAACTTTTTCCGAGTATTTGATTTTGCACTGCCCAAACGGTAATGTCTGTTTGCTGTGTTAGGAACTTTTTGTCCATAGGAGATATATTATAAAGTTTTCTAGGTTGAAAATTTACATTAAACTCTCTATAATCTAATTGAGCAAGCATCATATCCTTTCTAGGGTTTAAATTATATTTTTCTAGTGAGTGAACCAAATCATTTATTTCATTGGTAATTTTTTTTAAAATTACCCTATCTTCTTTTCTAACTCTAAAAATTTTGTTCTCATCATAACTATCTTTTAAAAAAGGAACTGGTTCTTTATGAGGGGTCTCCATGAAAAATTCTTTCATGTCATATATTGTATAATACCAACTAGCTAAATTTGCTTTAGGTTCATCTGAAATACAATTAGAAAACACATCTCCTAATGAAAGATGAAATGTAGTAAAACATCTATGTATTTGATTTATTAATTTTTGATTTTTTAAATGTTGGCCTTCTTCAAAATATATGTCATCTACATCCACAGGAAATTTTATATTTTCTCCTGTAGTAGGATCCACATATTGATTAATTTGCTTAACTTTTTCTCTAAGATCTGATACAAGAGAAGTAATTTTTTTTATATCATATTTTGGTATAGTGTCTTCCGGGACAGCATACCAAAAATCCCACCAAGATTCAGCACTGAGTACCTCATCTTTAAGCATAGAGTAATGTTTTCTTGTTAGTGGATTGTCTATGTATTTCCACTTTATAACACGATCGTCCGTGAAATATAGTTCTACCGTTACATTCAATCTACAATTTCCTCTAAGTCTATTAGAGCTCTATGATCTTTAGGAGGAGTCTCTCCTTCCTGTTCAAACTTTTTGCCTTGTAAAAAGCCTTCTATAGAATTTCTAATATTTATAGTTTCTCTTTTCATTTTTCCTTCAGGAAGTCTATGTATATTGGCATCAATGTTTTGTATTGTTTTTTCCATTAGACTAGAACTCATACTATGTATAGCCATTGATTCTGGATAGTAAAGATAATTATGATTTATATAATCTGTTTGAATCCAGCCAATTTCCTTTGTCGCATCATAAAGATCAAAAATATCATTAATATTCCCTTTATGTACGGTCATAACTATAGCTGTATTTGTATATCCATTGTCGGTTTGATGTTTTAGTTTTTTTCTAACAATATCATTTGTAACATATTTCATATTGTCATAAACTTGATCCCACTTTGCATTGACTCTTAATTTCTCAAATTTATCATAAGCGGCATCAATACTAAAAGTAATCCAAACACCTTTAAATTTGGACCAAACTTCTACCTCTTCATCTGTAGGTCTTTGTGTTCCGTTAGTGTTATACAATAACTGTGTTTTTGCCTTTGAATCTTCTGGTAATTGTTTTAACCACTCAAAGTGTTCTTTGTTCATTAATGGTTCACCACCAGCAATGTCAATTCTAAAATATTCAGAATTCATTTTAACAAGTTCATCTAAATTGGTAGCCCAAGCAATTTCAGCTTGTAATCTATCGTAATACTCTCTATCAATATTACCTTTCTTTAGTTGAGTAGCAGCAATAGAAGTAGAACAAGAAGGTGTACAAATAGTACACTCTAGGTTACATAGTCTGCCTGTTTTTAATTGTAAATATTCAAGTTTTACATTGTCAAGAGGAGTAAGTGTGGGAAGTTCACCATCTATAGGATCGACATATGTATGCCATGCTAAGTCTTGTATTCTTTTACTTGCCCTGCCTTCTTTTTCTGCAAACGCACATTGGTTACAACCTTTAGGCCATTCACCTTTGGTTAACATATCTCTCCAAGGTTGAAACTCATCTAATAAAACTTTTTCTATTGTTTCACCTTCAGGTATATCTTCTATTCTTGTTTTCTTATCCTGTGAATTAATAAACATACAACAGGGTGTGAGGTAACCATCCACATCTACATGAACAGATTTCCACATACTGGGACAATATAATTTAGCTTTCATTTTTTTGTATACCTTCATGTGTGTATAATTGATCTACTGCTGTTTGATGACCGCAATATTCTGTACACCATATTGTTTTGCCACACTCAGCACTTTTGTTCCAACTGCTCTCAAACAGTTCTTCCATTAGAAGTAAAATGTCATCAAAAGAATTTTCGTTCAAATTTAATTTATCTAAACCGCCAATTTTTTTGTATTTATTGTATAATTGATACATTGCTATATTTCCAGTATTTTCCTTATAATCTAATTCTTTATTTACCGGAGTTTGTATGTTTAACCAACAACAAGGAGTAACAATGCCATTTGCGTCTATGTATAGACTACTATATTCTTTATCCTCATTTTTAGTTTTGCATTTAGGATTTATTGGCTTATCACACTCTTCCCAGGTACTTCTACCATTATAAATTAAGTCACCTTCTCTGGGTTGTTTTTCATTTTTTAAACTCTCCGGATTAAACTCATGGTTCAATTTCATTACTTTGTCGGTAGTTATAAATCCATTCCTATTTTCAGAATTTTTAGGAGGATATAAATGATAATCTGTTTTGCCTTCTTTATTAATAGCAGGAATAGTAACCCAATGTTCGCTGTTATCTAAGTTCAATGTTTTTTTTGGTATAAAATATCTAAAACCCATTTCTATAGAAAGTTCCTTGGCTTTTTCTATTTGATGTTCGTTGTGTTCAAATATTAAATACTCCCAGGTAGAAACTGCTCCTGCTATACTGTTATATGCCTTTATGTTTCGTATAACATTATCCCATTTTACATTCCTACGATATAAATGATTAGTATCTTCTAATCCATCAATACTAAAAATAACCTTCCAATTATCATGTTTGCTAAATACTTCTCCTACTTGTTTCCAATAAGATTCGTTTTTTAAACCGCCGTTGGTGTGTACTTCTAATCTTCCAACATATCCTATTTCATCTAAGTATTCTACAATTTTTATAAAATCTTTACACGACAAAGGATCTCCGTGATTACCACAAAAATTAATTCTATTTACCGAAATAAAAATTTCTTTAGGCAAATACCTTTTGAAATCATCTATTGTCCAAGAGGTTAATTCTAATCCAGGTTTCACGTAAGGACTATTTTTAAAATATCTAGGACAAGCAGGACAAATCGCATTACAATTATTTGATATTTCTAAATGTAAATAATCAATTTCAGTTATTTTGAATGGCATTATTTTGTTACTCTCACAGAGTCTATCACACCTGCGTCTAGTAATCTTACAGGCATGATAGGGTTTAAGTAACTGGCCTCAATGCTTCTTATCCATTCGGCAGCTGCCGGGTTAGTTATATCATACAATTCAGCAAGTCCTCGTTTAGTAACTAAAAACAATTCTCTATATAACTGAGAACCTTTTAACTTGCTAAGCTCATCCTTAGTAACAACATCTCCCTTATATTCTTTTTCATACGCTTCTAATACTTGTATCCACTTTTTACTGTTTCTCAATCCTGAAGCTGACATTTCTTTTTTAACATGATCTATAGTATCAAAGAATATATCTTTTGGATACCATCTAATATCTAGGAATCCGGGATTTTTTGTTACGTCATCTAATCTCATGTACATATAATGAGGATGCAGAAAAGGATCAAATTGTCCGTAGAATTCTAAGTATCTATCAATATCAAATAACACAGGAGCTGACAAAACAGTAGCGACACCCATTTGCTTACCTTTGTTCAATTTGGCATGATACTCTTTCCAATTTTTTTCAATGACTTCCCAACTACAACCGTCTCTGGTATATTCGATAGTTTCATAACAACCATCTAAACTTGCCTGAATGCTAGGCTGAAACGGCTCTAACATTGTAGGAATATGTTTGCCCTTCCATTCTAATTTTGTTAGATTTGTATTGTAGTGCATTTTTATATTTTTTACATAGTCATGGTAATTAGGATCATCTAAAAGTTCTACCATTCTTTCAATGACATCCCAATGAAGTTTAGCCATCATTGGTTCACCGCCGGCCCAATACATATTTTTTAAAGTTTTATTATTAAGGCCATCAATCATTTCCTGGGACATACCTGCTTCATACTTGTAGTCTGGTTTAAACTCAGGTTCTTTGCCCCACATTTCTTTGTTAGTTTGCATCCAAGTAGAGCTATAAACATCACCACAAGAAATACATTGTAGATTACAATGGATTGTTCTAAAATCAAAATACTCAGGTGGAGTATGGTGTACTCCATTATCAACAGTACATTCACCTATTACTTTGTTTACTGCTGCTTGGGGGTCTGCGTGTCCTCTGATAATATCAGCATTTGATTCTTCTCTCAAAGATCTGATACCTAACTTTTCGTTTTTATAACAAGCCAGACACGCTTCACTTATTTTTTCGCCTGCCATCATTCTTTTACGGACTGACTGCATATATTCACAGTTCCAAAACTCTTCGGTTGTCATTTTATCATGTGCAGGAATATCAGAAGAAATACAGCATAATTTTCTTTCATATCTACTTCCCTGATATGAATGGTTCCATGGATATGAACACCATGTTTTTGACGGAAATTTAAAATCAGTAGTCATATGTAAATATGTCCTTCCAGTGAGTCCCTCTGGTCTTAGAAACTTCTTTCATAAAAGAATGACCTTGTTCCCATAATAAAGGTGATGTTTCTTTTGAATTTAAATACGCCATCATGTTAGGAGAGAGTATATAGTTTTTGTATTTAGATTTTTCAAACTGTTTTAATATTTTTTGTTTAAATTCTATAGGTGCACAGTTAATCGACAAATAGGAAGGAAAAGTCAAAAAGTTTTGATTTATGCTTGTGTGTTTTTTCATTTGTTTTATAGGCAAAGCCCACTCATAGAATTCCTCTAAATATGGCAAATTTAACCATTGTATAGTGCAAGTAATATTAACATGACTTAGCGAAGGCGTGCTTATCAACCCCTTTATATTTTCGTTTATACTGTCCCACGAATTGATAGGAGATCTTATCCATTTGTTTTTATCATCTACAGCATCAACGCTCATACCGAGAGTAACAGTCTTAAACTCTTTCCAAATATCATGGAACTCAGGTTTATAAACTGAGCAATTAGTATTGTAGCTAATTTGAATATTTTTCGATACACCTTCTTCAATTAGCCTTTCTAAAAACCTCCAATGTGGTTCCATAATAAAAGGCTCACCACCATTAATATACAAATAACGTAAGTCATGTTTATATTCTAACAGTTCTTCTATCTTATCTTCATCAAACCACTGAAACAACTCATACTCGGTTGAGTTTGCTGGAACAAAGTCTAAAGCATTTTGCCATTGACGATATTCTTTAATTAGAGCAGAGCTTGAATCGGGGTAACACATCATACATTTTGAGTTACATAAGTTACTCATTCTCAAATCTATAAATTGTAGCTTGGGTTCATGTGGAGTACCCCACCTCCTAGTTTCAATAGTGCGCCTAGAATCTCCGCCATTATCTTCTATTTTGTAACAACCCTGACAAGCGGCAGGCCTTTTACCATTCAACATATCCTTTCTAACATCTACAACACTGCTTTGTTCCCACAATTTTTTTACTGGTTTGTTTTTCAGGTTCAACATATTATTCAGTGGATCTCTATAAAATCCATCATTCGGGGGAAACATCTCAGCAACACAGCACAATGACACATGGCCATTAGGATGCCAATTCATGTGATTGAAAGGTAGAGGACAGTATGTTTCTTCTACACTGTATGTTACGTCTTTTAATTCAATTTTCTCTGTCATAAGGTATCGTACCATTCCAAAAATTCTTTTGGAAAAATTCTAATAGTTTTATCTCGCCTTATATCATATTGTTCATAAAATCTTTTGAAGTCTTTTCTGTTAGCTTCAATGTCTGTGTCATATAAGTGTGGCTTTTCTATAACTTTGACATAAGATATAAGTCTTTCAATGTCTCCTTTTTCCATAGAATTTAGATAAGGACTATATCTATTTGTCTCATACCAATCCTCAAGTTCTTTATGTATGCCATGTCTTAACTCGTTGGGCAAAACTGTCACACTCATAAAGGCGGGAAAACGTAAAAAGTTTACACTTATGCCTAAACTTTTTTTAGTATACTTCTTTTTCCATTCCATCATTTGGTCTAAAAAATTTGTTACACTAAAAATACACAAAGCATTAATTGTCATCATAACAACAATACGTCTTACATTGGACTCTTCCAGTATTCGTTCAATATTGTTTTTCCAATGATTGTAATCTAACTTATCTCTAATATATTCTGCTTGGTCACCTACTGCTTCCATACTTGTAAAAATAGTTAGATTTTTCATACCATGTGATTTCTGAATCAACTTATCTATTAAGGCTTTCTTAGCTCCTAAGTTACTGTTGACCCCTACTTCAAATTCTCTCTCCTCCTCAATTACTCTATCAAAGAGTTTCCATACATCATCTGACATAAGAGGTTCGCCACCAGTAATTCTCAATACTCTTAATTCATTAGCAAGTTCGGGCCACCAGTTCCACCACGCTTCAATAAAAGGATTGTTTTCTTTTTCATAACAGTTATTAATTGAACCATCATGTTTAAAGGCTCCCATACCTCTTGTTTCGCCTTCATAGAAACCATGTTTCTTAATGTCTTTTGCCCATTCAGTGCTGAAGTTGGCATTACAATAACTACAAGCAAAGTTACAGGTCCTATCAAACATTACTTCAATAGTAGGCGGGACAACTCTCGCATCTGCTGGTAATTCATACCATTTTTGCATTTCTTCAGGTGTAAACTGTAGCGATTTAAAAACACGATCCGATAAGTAATCAGGACCCATGCTTTCTACTTTCCAACAATAGTCACACTCTGTAGGTTTTTCACCTTTCTGCATTAGATCACGCATTTTAATTTTATGATCTGTAGTATGAAGTTTAGCAGGATCTTCTTGTATTTGTACAACATCAATTTTATGTACAGGAGGCAAGTGACAAGAAGCGGTCTCACCACTGTTCAGCCATAGCGTGCTGTTACCCCACTTAGCGCCACAAAAAGATTGTGACTTAGAGTTCAAAACTTCATTTCTAAATTTAACTAATTCTTTTGAATCAGCCATAATAATCTTCATCCATTAAGTATGATAACATCGGAAATGTTCTACAAAAGTCTCTGCCACGCCTTTCATCTAATTGCCTAATATAAGATCTCATATCATCATAAACAATTTTAGGCTGTTTATCATTTCTCATAAATTCAACTAGACGTTCAACTTGATCTACCTCTTCAAAATAAAATGCCTCAGAAGGATCTTTTTCTTTTGTCAGTTTCCACTTGTTTATGTATTCTAACCATTCTTCGCCATACTTTTGCTTATCGTTCTCGTTCAGCAATGACAACATCAGAGTTCTAGGAAAACGAAGATATGATAAATGAGTTCTTACTCTAAACTCATGTTTCTTGGTTTGATATTTCCCTCTAAATTCTTTTATTTGTTCAAGGAAGCCTTTGAAAGAAGGTGCGCTTGTCAAATTAATTGTAGTCATAAAATGTAATCTAGTAGAAGGGGGAGTATTATCTAATACTTTATAACAATTTTCAATAAACTCCTCGTAATTCATACCTTCACGGGAATATTCTGCGTGTTCACCGATATTTTCTAATGAAGTGTATACATCAAAATATTTTAGGTTATCTGACATTCGGTTAATAGATTCAATCATCTGATCTACTTTATTGTCAGGAGCATTTAAATTTGAGTTTATAGCAAGTATCATATCTTTGTTAGGATTATTTTCAACATAATCAAACAGCCGCCAAGTGTGTTTACTTAACAAAGGCTCGCCACCAGTAATTCTAAATGTCTGTAAGTTAGGATATAAGTCAGGCCACCATTTCCAAAAAGCTTCAATATAAGGATTGTACTCTTTATGATGAATGGGTAATTTGCCTACTGATTTCAACCAATCCAAATTATGTAGATTATATTCTGTTTGTTTTATATCACCATGTTTTCTAACTTCTTCCTGCCAGCGTGAGGATGATTCCGGACTACAATAGATACATTTAAAATTACAGGTACTATCGAAAGCAACTTCCATATAAGTAGGTGTAATAAATTGACCATGTCCGGACTTAATAATATCTTTAATATAAGGCAACGACCAGGAGTAAGAGGATTTGTAAATTCTATCACTAATATGTTCGGGATTTTGATTTTCAATGCGCCAACAATAATCACATTCTTCAGTCTGTATACCATTAAGCATTTCACGCCTTGCTTTCATTTTATGTGCAGTATTGTGAATACCTGAAGGATTGTCTTTAATATCAGAGAGTTTAATGTGATGTCTAGACGGATGGTGACAAGAATGAGTCTCGCCACTATACAATAATATTGTTGACTGCATCCATTTGGCAGCACAAAAAGAAGGACTTACTTCATTGATAGTGTTCCTTGCTTGTTTTAGAAAATTAAAGTATGCTTCAGGATCATGTACGTCTAAATTATGTTGTGCATGAGGGCTGTCTTTGTCATCTCTTGTTTTTTCTGTTATATCTAAAACTTCAATTTTGTCCATAAGCCATATATCTAATAAAGGGAGACCCATCTGGTCTCATTCCACAATTTACTTCTTTGTATTCAAAACAATCTAACGCATGGTTGATACGCAAAAATTCATTCATAGAATCAGTGCATCTAATATGTTCATCACACTCAAAAAAGTTATTGCCTTGTATAAAGTATTTAGTACCCTTGGGAATCTTGTTCCGCCAAGTATCATATGTTTCTTGTGAAACGTGTTCTGTGCTTGTATTGATAACTAGGTATGGATCCTCGGGATACTCATACTCACCCATGTCAGCAGTAACAGGAATTATATTAGGTTCTTCTATGTGTAAGGTATTTTTACAAACTGCTTTCATACCTTCAATAACTCGTTTACATTTAGGGTCTATATCAATACTGTAATACTTGTTAGGATACTTGTGATACAACATTTGAGCAAACACACCATACCAACCTCCAAAAATGTAAAGAGGAGTGTCTGCAAATTCTAAATCGGTTAGTAATTCTATAGCTGCTTCTTTACTTATTATTTGACTAGGCCAAAAACATTCAGCAAACCTGTTCAAATATTCAGGATTGTTTTTAACAAAAAACATCCAAGCACTAATTGGATTCACACAAAGGTTCCTAGGTAAGTGACCTTACTGTTAGTAAAGTCTAGTTCGTTTACTCTCTCAAAAAAAGGCACCATGTTTTCAGCATTTGCCTCATTGACAAATTGGTGTAAGACACCGCCTTCTTCTAGATCATAAAAATAAAATTTTTGATTTTTTAACAAGAAGTACCTTAACTCAGGAGTTTGACTATACAACTCAAAACTAGCCATTACATCATCTGCTGCCTTTAAAGTTTCATTGTAGCGAAAACTTTTTGCTGCGTAGGAGGACAATAAGAGAAACCTATTAAATGGTATTATATTATCCATTGTAGTTTTTAATTGACGCAACATTCTCAAATTAGGTCTTGCTGAACGATTCGCAAATGTAGAGGAAGTGATAGTAGCAAAAAAATTTTCAAAATTTGTTTCTTCCCCTTCCCAGGTCATAGGATTGTTTTCTTGTCCAATAACATCAGGGGAATTCTCAGGCTCTAACATTTTTACATATCTTACAAGTTGCTTTACTCCACCTTTAGTGTAATAGTCATCACCGTCAATAGGCAATAGATATTCATAGTTTTGTTGAATAAAATAATCCAACACGCTATTTTTGCCTTTACCAGGTGTACCGTTGCATTCTGTTTCAATTACAGTATAGCCAGCACAACTCCCCTCAACCTTTTTCAAATATTCTGGGTCAAGTGAGTTTGAAATAACTACAATATCTACATCTTCACAGTCTACTGAGTCTACACATCTTCTTGCCTTTTCTGCGTCTCTTGTAGTCAAAACCCCTACTAAAAACTTAGACACTATTCCTCCTTAAAATCCATTCCGGATCGTCCCTGTTACTTATCGGAAACGTATACCGGTGTAAAACACGTTTTTCTAATATGTCACTATTATAGTATGGCCGCCGGTGTAATGTCAATAGTTGATCGCTCAAAACTATGTCACCATAATCCCAAAAGTGTCGGTAAATAAACTTGTCTTGATACAGATACTCCATGAGTTCATCATAAAAGTCTGCTTCGGTAACAAGGTCATTGTTGTGATACCAATACAATCCTTTGACACCTGCGATATTCTCTTGTAAAATATACATCTCATATTCTTCAACATTGGTTGACATATATTTTAACTGATATTCAGGCGGTTTGTCGGCCCACTTACTAGCAGCCGTATATGTATACTTACATTTCACACCCTCAAGTTTCTGCTTGAGTTCAGCAGGCATTTCAGCCAATGCTCGAGCAGTATTCAACCATTGAGTTTCAGTACCAACAACATCATCAATCCCTTGTAATGCTACACCGTCTGCTCGGGTTGGCCCGTTTAGGTTGGCGTGCCACTTGAGTTCGCCTGTAGGAAAAATACCTCCATGCAATCCCTTATCCGTTTTCCCCCCGTTGACGCGCTGACAGGGATAAGCATCTACGTCAGTGGGATCTACAAACTCCTCAGGCAGGCCTATCACATCACCATGCCTATTCCACAACATCTGATTGTAGTTAGCAATGCGACTCATCTTGTGTATGAGTCTTGATAGGTATATATTGTTGGTTGATTGTTTTGGAATAACAACAATCAGTTTTTCTGATAGTGTCTTAAAAATGCTCTGTGCTAATTCATCACTTACATCCTTAATGTCAATATCAAGCTCTACATGATTATCCACGCCTCATCCTCGAAATGTCTTTTGCCTCCTCGTCATTGATAATAGGAACGGCATTAGACTTGTGCATTGTTGCAATACCCTTGACAAGTGTACCTGTGTACTCTTTACGTTCGGGCTTCGAGGTATTTATAGCAGTGTTAGATGACACGCTATTGTATTTCGGTGTCTCACGGTAATAAGGGTTAGGGGGCGGAGTATATGCCTGGAATTTAGGCGGAGTATACTTTTCATATACTTCACCTTTGACTTTTTTAGCTTTACGTCTACGTGGTTTGTTATTGGCCGAAAGATCTAAAAACATAATATATTCCTCACATTTTGTCCGACTATTATTACACATATTTCGGCATTTGTCAAGCATTTTTTTGCCAATAAAATCAATAATTTAGGTGTCGTAATAGTGACAATATATAAATAGTAGGGTTAGTCACATATCTGACAATAGAGGACTCCTAATGGAAAACAAAAAATTTACTAATAAAGACATTAAAAAGGCCATTCACAGAAGCCAACACACTCAACGAAACTGGGATCTGAGTAAAGAAGTTCCTCAAGAAGATTTAGATCTTATTTTGGAATCTGTAACTCAATGCCCAAGCAAACAAAATCGCCCTTATTATAAAGTTCATGCTATTACTAACCGTGACATGATTGAAAAAATCCATTCTAAGACTGAAGGATTTGGTCTGCTTTTTACTGAGGACGGTGTCAAATCACAAACTAATCCACAAACACTTGCTAATGTTGTACTTGTGTTTGAAAGAAATGAAGAAGTTAAAAATCCTTATGATAAGGTACAAGGCAAACTACAGGAAACTGCACAAAGAGATACCGACATGGCAGTGGGTATTGCTGCAGGATATTGTAATATTGTATCTAGTATGATGGGATATAGAACAGGATGTTGTTTGTGTTTCAATCCTCAAGACATGAAAGAAACCATAGGACTTGAGGGCGAACCTCTACTAATCATGGGAGTAGGACACGCTAAGGAAGGTGTAAGCCGTAGAGTACATCATATGGATGAAAGCTACACATTTACAACCAATAGAAAACATAAAATAGCTGTAAAGCACGTAGCTTAATAGTTAATTTTAACAAAGGGGCAATACATGAAACGCTGGACAGCGTTTATCATGCTTTTGATGACCAATATAGTTTATGGACAAGTAGCAAACGATGCAGATGGTAACTTTGACTCAACAACATATGTAGAAACGAACAATACTACCGCCACAACAAGCAGTAGTACGTCAAACTCTACCTCAACAAATACCAACACCAACACAAATAATAATACTAACAATACCACAATCAGTGCTACTAATACCAATAGCAACACAAATAATAACACCAATAACACAACAATAAACGCCACCAATACAAATACTAACAATAATATTTTGTCTGGTGGAACCAATAACACTAACAGAAACTATAACAACAATACAACTATAAGCAACAACACCAATGTTAGCTCGAGCAACAATGTTAATACAAACAGTAACACAAATGTTAGCACTGCTACGAATACTAACAATAACAATAATGTTAGCACAAGCACTGTAGATACAACTTCAAATAATACCAACACCAATAACAATAATACAGTATCGGATAACACCAATACTAATATTAATGAAAGCACAAGTACGTCTACAAACAACAACAACAATGTAAACGAAAACAAAAACACGAGCGTAAGTGAGTCTACACAGACTCAAAATATCAATCAGAAGATTGAATCACCTCCACCTTCTGCTATCGCTCCGAGCATTGGTAGCTCATATTCACAAGACTTGTGTACAACCGGCGTAAGTGGTGCAGTACAAACTCAAATATTTGGGCTTGCTGGAGGTAAGTCTATTAGAGATGAAAACTGCGAAAGAATCAAACTGAGCAAGACACTTTATGACATGGGTATGCGTGTAGCTGCTGTGTCGCTAATGTGTCAGGATGAGCGTGTATGGACTGCTATGAAAATGGCAGGAACACCATGCCCATACGAAGGCTTGATAGGTGATGAAGCAGGTGTAGCATGGGAAGAAAACCTTGCTGATGTCCCAGGTGTCAGTGAAAGAGATGTAGACAGAGGTCGTGTAACACGTTCTCCCAACGGCCCTCGTAGATGAAAAAGTTTCTACTGACATTATTGTTTTTTAGTAACTTAGCGTTTGGACAGGCTGATTGGTTAAGTTCTGCTGGAATGACCCAAGTGATGAACGGTGTTGATGATGGCACCTACCATGTATCCTTGGGTCATACCTTTCCTTATTATGGCGGTCTGTTTACTGACGCATGGATGAGTTCAAACGGATTCATTATGTTGTATGACCCTGTAAGTCAGTTCGGCAATCCTAATTATAATAATTCTATGTGCTGTTCTGGCAGAGACTTTTCTACTGCAAGCGGTACTTTTTCTTTTATGCTTGCTCCATTATGGACTGACCTTAGACATGATACGAGCGTGTCAGGGTCTGGCTATTTTTACAAAACAAATGAAGGTGTAAGCTCTTTTCTTTGGCGAGATGTAAAAGAGTTTGGCACTAACAATCTAAACACCTTCCAAGCAAACTTATGGCCCGATGGATCTTTTGACTTTTTATATGATGATGTAAATATTACTAATCATAATGTAACTATAGGTTTTTCAGGCAACTTAAATTTTGATGATTATGAACAAATGGAATACGGTTATGGGTTTAATAATCAAGATTTATTATCAGCTACTTGGTGGGACCAACTTGTGAATCCAGGCGGTGTTATCTGGTATGGCGAAGATGGTGGATATGACCCGTCAGTAGATTGCACAGACGCATTAAATGATACACGTTGCCCAGGCTATGCACAAGCATATTTTGACCAACAATGTGATATAGATCCTTTATACGACTCAACCTGTCCTGGATACGACCAAGCATTGTTATTGCAAGACATGGCTAACACAGATTTTATATTTGGTGATGATGTTACTGACTTTTATTATGAAGAGGAAGAATTAACGACCTACGTAGAAGAAACATTTTATGAGGAGGAAGAGTATTATGGAGAAGGAGAAGAAGGAGAGTTCGGATATCCTGGGAGTGATGGACCAGAGAGCTATGGAACAGATGATGGAATGGACGAAGGAAGTGAGGAAGAGATTGGGACCTTACCAATCGAGGAATTGGCAGAAGTTTCAGACACACCCCTACTACCAGAAGAAGGAGAAGAAGTTTACTCCGAACCCTTTGATGAACCGGAAGAAATCACAGTGGGAGCCGATCCAAATAGCGAAGATATTATTGTAGAAGAAGTATTTGAGGAAGAGGTTATATTAGAAGAAGTAGAGGGACCGAGTATCAATCCTATAGCAATTGCTATGGCCCAGGTAGAAGCAGGTATAGCAGAAACAAAAGAGAATATGAGTAAACTTGCTACTGATTCTACTCCTATGGAAGAAGATGTGAGTAATAATGAAGAAAATTTACGCACATTTGCTGACGAGACAGCATTCTTTGAGAAGTCCACAATAAGCCTGATAGTAGACCCAACCGTTACAGTCATAGTAGAACAAACAGAAGAAGAATCCGAAACAATAGAGGTAATGAGTGACAATACTGTGGCCTCAAATGACCAAGGGTTCCAAGAACAACAGAATCAATCATTCAGCACAGGCCAAAGTATAACTGCTGTGCTGAATAACGTAGCTCCAAACTTTTCACAGTTTGATGTTGCTCCTCCCAGCGCACAAGAACAACAAACAACAGACAAAGCCTCATCACAGGCAAACAATATGTCTGAAGAACAGCTGGCGAGTAACTTAGACGAGTTTACAGACGAGATGCAAGACTCTGGTGGTTTTAGTGACCAAAGTCTTACAATATTCTTAATGGGCCGTGTTAACGGTTTTGACAACTACGGTGGGCAGTTACAGGACACTGCTTTTTACAATGATAGGGGATTGCCTATTAGTAGAGTACAAAATGACAGAAACACTATGTTACAACTAATAGGATCCAGCGGGAAACACGAGGAAATGATTTCTCAGCAGTATAAATAAGATAAACTCAGGAGCGACAAAATGGTAGAATTAGCAGCCGCTTTGAGTATGGCAAGTGCCGCTTTCAATGGAATCAAAAGAGCGGTAGACGCCGGTAGAGAAGTAGAAGATGTCGCAGGATATTTTGGTCGTTTCTTTGATGCAAAGGACCAAGTCAACGAAGCAAGACAACTCGCACAAAATCAACCGGTAGTGAACAAGATATTTCAAGGTAATAGTGTAGAAGCACAAGCACTGGAAGCAACTGCCGCTAAACACAAAATGGAACAGCTTGAAAAAGAGTTAAGAGAATACCTCATATGGAGTGGGCAAGGTGCCTTCTATGAGGATATGATGCAGGAAAGAAGAAGAATAAAGCAAGCAAGAGCAGCCGAAGCAAGACGTAAAGCAGAAAACAGAAAATTTTGGATTGATGTGTCTACAATAGGTTTAGCATCAGTGTTTGTTTCAGGTTTAATTATAAGTATGTTAGTAGCTATATTATAGGATAAAATTATGGCATATGAAGTCTCGATAACTAAAGGATCTGCAGGAACTCCCACAGTAGGTGTGAGTGACAGGGCAGACTATTGTGTTGAAGAAATTGAAAGTAGAATAATAGATTGGGCAGACGATATTACAAACAATGATGGTGTCATGGCCTCGTTTGAAGATATTGCAACTGACAAAAATAAATCAGGGCCGACAAAAACTGTAACAAGCGGTGACATTAGTGCTACAATCCCTGATCTCACTTCTCCTACCCCATTCAAACTACATAAAGAAGGTTGGGAAACTCAATTCGACAATTTTGTTTCTAAAAGAGCTGACGTAAACACTGCATCCTATTCTATTATGGATGAAATGATTAGAATCAGAGATGTGTTAAAAACATATCGAGATTATTTTTGGGACGAAGAAACAGCAGTAAATGCTGAGCTAACAAGATTAGAAGGTATACGTGACGCACACGTAATTAGACGAGATTACTGGTATGGAGTAAGAGACACTAATCAAGCTCTAATAGACGCACTAGATCCTCTAGACCCTGATTATCTTACTGATCTCAACACATACACTACAGCTAGAGATACAGCAATCACTAACGCTGCTCACCATGAAGCTGACAGAGTAACATCAGAGACTTATAGGTCAACTGTTCTGACCGAGTGTAATGCAATATTCGGGGAGTTTAATGGTTCTAGTAGAACTGGACAAACAGCAACTTGTTCTAATGCAGTAAACGGTGAGTTTGAATCAATACTGGACACAATTCATATCGGATTAGTTAGAGCGTGTAATAGAATAGGCACAAAAGACGTACAGGCCAAATATTGGGTAGACACAGTAGACAGATCTGATGCGGCTACATATGTAGGAGCAAAGTATGCGGATACTCCTGTAGATCTTTTAAGCTACATGACTAAGTTTGTTAAGATGGTACAAAAGAAAGACAGTGTTAGTAAATTAGAGTCCAACACTTTTAATATTTCAGAGTTTGAAACAGTAAGCAATGAAATGGTTGCATTTGATTTAACAACAACCACCACATCATTTACTGATAACAGTGGAACAACTCAGTATGCACATTATCCTTCGCTAAATGCAGCACCGGATGCAAAAGAAGCATTACTTACACAATATTATAGTAACGGAGTATCACCAAAGTATTATAAGGACAAACAAGAATCATTATCTCATATGGCGGCCCAAGTCAGTACAGCAAAAGCGGGGGTCGAAGAGACTGAAGATGATTTGCAAGCATTAGCACTGTCATCACAAACAGGTGATTGGGATACAGACCTAGATAACTTAGAAACTTCTAGGACACAGTATTCATCCTGGGTTTATGTAGAAGCACCGTGAAAATTATTCCTGTTTCCGGAAACTTTAAAGACCACAGTGAGACTGTGGTAACAGCCATATGGGAAGTAAGAGATTTTCCCCTGCCTTATAATATAAGAACCGAAGTTATCGGAATGTACAATCAGTCAGGGTATATGAAAAACGCCCAGCGAGATTATGAAAACAGAAAAGAAATGCATCTAGATAAAATTACTAGTGGATGGATTTCAGAACACGGAAAAGATTTAGGATTGAAGTTAAAGGGTCAAAAAGACTACATACTAGATCCTATTTGGCCTAACAATATGGAAGATTTTGACTATGAGTTTGGTACAGGAAAATGCCTATTAGACACTAAAGGACACCAAATGAGTTATCACATAGATAATAGAAATGTGGGTGGGGTATTTATTTTAAATTTAAAAAACAATCCAGTATCTACTACCTTCAAATTAAGTAAAGATGGTGATATATTTTATACTGCACCTAAAGAAAAGGGTACAGGAGTATTTTTTCTAAATACACATATGTCTTATCATGCTATAGAAAATGATTCCGATGAAGAAAGACTTATTTGGTACGAAATAGTATCAATTAAGGAATTTGCAAAGTGGAGCTGATATAGTGGATGATATATGTCCACCAGAGTTTGAAATCTGTTTTACTGAAGATGAGTGGATAGAGTTTCATAACTATGTAGAGTTTGAAGATGCAGAGGTATTCATACCCGAGCATCCTGTAGGAGACGGAGAAGCATTGGCAAACTTTACATGGGAAATATTATTTTTAAGTCCATGGGAGCTGATATACATTGCACTACCTATGAGTGTATTAGCTACCTACGGGCTAACCATTTACTACGCCTACAAATGGATTCAGAGGAGGTTCAATGGCTGAGGTAGAATTTGGTGATGTTAAAGTAAGTGGCGGAAAGATGTTACTCATTGTACCATTACTTGGTTCTATTATAGGAGCCATGTGGGGCGGTTTTGAGTTATATCAGCGCTTGCTCAATGCTGAAGAGCAGTTAGGTAACTTACCTGACACATCAGCAATCAATCAACAGTTGGCCGTCCAAGCGGAGACGCTACAGGGGCTCTCAGATGACGTATCAACTCAATTCAACACGCTCAATATTCTTGTAGACAACTTACAAGAGGATATTGACCGTATCAGAGAAGATGTGGATGAAATAGATACTTTCGTGCGTAACATTGACGAAAGCACTAATGAAACACAGCGTGACCTACGCAATGACGTATACGCCATGGAAGAAACACTAAATGACCGTATGCGTGAAATAGACGAACAGTTAAGAGAAACACGGGACGATTTAGAGGAGAGCATTGAGCGAATCCTTGACAATCCGCTCAATGACTCTGAATAGTTAAGCGAAGTATTGTATTCCCATAACTATACCAACTGAAGCTGCTAAGCCGATCATCATTTTCATAAAGTCCTTCGCTACAAGAGGAAAGATTTGATTGAATGATGATCGCTTAGTAACAGTAGCCAATGCTAACTCTCTACCTGTGAGTAACCCCACAAAAACCCAAGTAGTAGACATTGGTATGTCATTCAGCTCTTTGAAGAACCATAAGCAAATCCAATAAACAAAGTCAATGATAGTAGCAGAGCGTATAAAACGTGTGTTCTGCTTATTCAAAACAATCTCTTGGATTTTGCCTCCACGTTCCCGTAACATATATCCAAGGCCTGCAACAAACAGGACTGATATAACGAACATCCATTCAATGGGAACAACACGTGGTAAGAATACTGCAATGTTAGCCATATCGTGTGACAACCAGGTCCACCACAAGAAACCTGTTGTACACCATTGGGCAACACGCCAATACATCTTATGTGATTCTTCTACTGGTCTGTGTTCTTCAATAAACTTAGGTACAATAAACCAAATACCGTAAGCAGCTAAAGCAGCAACACCATATCCTACAATACTTTTTGTAAGCATTGATCCTAATACAACTGAGGATGCGAATGCTGACAATACGAGGAATGATGTTGATACAGGAACGCCAATCCGTGTTAGTAATAGTAGCACTCCAGGTGCCAGAGCATGATACCACTGAGGCTCAACGTACGGTATCTTATTTAATCGACCATACGAGATGTCGCCTCCATACATACTCCATCCATACCAGACTGCCCATAGTAGAACAGCACTTGCAGCTGCCCACATTATTTTCCAATCAACTTTTTCGCTGTTGGAAGCAATCCACGTTCCTAATGTTTGTACAGAA